GTGAATCGGGTCGATTTTTTGTGTTTGTAGAAAACATCATGGCGGTGTTTGTTCCTTTTATAATGTCTTATCAAAACATCATAGGCCTGAAATCGTACTAATTCGCCCACTTATGTATTCCTCGCCATAAAATCTAGAAAAATCTGCTGGTCCGTTTGCTTTTTGGCCTTTTTCTTTTTATGCAGCGGCTTGAAGGTCATGTAATAATCGACCCGCTTGTTGTTGAAAACCACTTGCCAAAATCCGTTCACGTTGAAAACAAAACTTAAGACAAAAACTTCGATTAATGCGCGTAATTTTACCACTTTAGCCTCCTTTTTTTAATAGTTCTGAATTCTTGCTGCTGAACACTGTCGTGTGTATGCAGTTCGGATGATTGAATCCTTGCGCGCGAGCCTCTTCCAGCGCGACGTAGCCAGCCGTTTGGCCTGTTATTGATAGTGTTTGTCCTTGATAAGGAATACAGGGGCTGGTGGGCCAGCTGGACCGCCCTATCACATCAACAAGGTCATATCCCCAAGCAAGAATTCGTTCGTGTGTCGAAATCCGAAACGCTTCCGCTGCTGTCGTGCGTGCTACCATTTGGGAGTACACGTCCGCTGGGACTTCCCTGAATTTTCCATTTTTTAGCTTATACTTTATTGTGAACATTTTCTTGGCTTCGAGTTCTTTGGTCATTTGCTTTTTGACTTGTTGCCAAGTGTCCGTTCCCCGCACGATTCCAGCCGCGTTGTTCAATCCGATTCGGCGCAATACGTCTTTTGAGTTGCGGCCCATTGCCAGCGCCACGTTTTCCAATGAATTGCCTGTATTTGCCGACAATGCACGCATGCCCGTTTGATTCACGCCGCCGAATGTGCTTTCAATGTCGAATCGTTTGTCGAATATTTTAATCGCAGCGTCGACTGCGTCCGATTGCTTGCTTCCAATGTCAAAAAGGCTCAATTGCGCGAATTCAGCGTTGTAGCGTTGCAAGGTCCTGATTTCTTTTTGAATGTTTAGCAAGATAGAATTCAGGTATCTTTGCGAATTGCCCTTCTCGATTGCTAATTTCAAAAGCGCCTTGACCTTGCGCTCCTGTTTCAAATAGAACGCCGTCAATTTCTTTGATTCTTGGATTGATATTTTTCCGAGCATTATAGCACCTTTAGAGTTGTGATTCCCGCTTCTTTGAACATTTGGCAGTTGCTGTGTTCATCATCAACAGCAAAAAGCACATTATATTCGGCCTTAATTTCGTCCAATTTGCCGCGTTTGTAGACGGCCGATTCATCCTCGTTGTCATTCGGGCGCATTTTTAGAATACAATAGCACCCGTCCAAGTTATCGGTCAGCATTTTATAAGTGGCTTCACGAATCACTTCGCGGCGTGCCGTCAAAAACACAATGACATTCTTTTGACCCATTGATTTGACCATTTGCGCCGCCCAATCGTTGACCTTGCAACGGTGGACATTTGCTTCGAAATAGTCCCACATATCCTTGCCCCGAAGGCCCAGTTTGTGTATTTCTTTGAATATGAAATCGGTCACGCAAAAGCAGCCGTCAATGTCGAAAACAATCGCGTCGGTCATAAAGGCTCTCCCGTGTTCGGGTCAGTCAAATCAGTGATATTCGGCACTGCGCCAGCGGCAGCCTGTGCTTTGATTCGTTCCACTTCGGTCTGAAGTTCATCCTCGCTGTATCGTGGATTGAGTTCTTCGACTGCACGTTCAACGGATGTGATTCCAGCGTTCATTTCGCCTTGAAGACGTTTTGAAATATCCTCTAATTTGTTGAAGACGCCGATTTCGAATTCAATTTCGACTTCCGCCGTGTTGGATTCAAGGAACAATGCACATTTTAGCGCTTGTTCGGCCGCGTCTTCGAGGGCGATAACCATTTCTTTGACTTTCGCGATTGGAATCAATAGGATTTTTGCCAATGCGTCGCCCGAAAGGTTGCCAGCAATGTCTTGGCCATACATTTGGGCGTTCGTGCCGCTTACCATGTAGAACATATTCATGACCGTTTCGATTTGGTCTTTGACTGCGGCCATGTTGCCGTCCCAAGTGATATATTGCGGGATGAATCCCTTTTGTCCAAGTTTCAATGTCTGTTTGCGTTTGTAAATATACTCCCCGCTGTTGCTGTCGTGTTCCAAGTTTTCGTCAGCGACTACCAATTGCGGCTCGGAGTGGTCGTCTAGGACCTTGCTGCGGTTTGAGATTCGGGTCACGGCTTCGTCAACCAATGGAATGACGTCAGCATATTGTGAATGTCCGAATGTGCGCCAGTTCGGTGTTCCATAATTGAACGGGAACACACAGAAGTCGGCCCAGCCTTCGATTTTGTGTTCGTCGCGGCTGATTTCTTTTTCGATTACGTTGAAATAATCAAGTTTGAATAATACTTTTTCATAATAGCCCTTATAATGAATCTCAATATCAAGATATTTGTCCACCATTACGCGCGTCCCGCCGTACCAAGTGCCGACTTCGTTGTCGACCTCATAAACACTGCCCACAACGTGACAAGTGATTTCAGCGAGGTTGTGCGGGTTGTAAACTGGCACCCATAGCTCAGGATTCACTGAACTAATGCCAATCTTACCAGCGCTGTCTGTATATACCTTGAAAACCCCGTCCCCTTGCGCGTGCGCGGAGATGAAGGCTTGTTTCATTGTGTCTAAGAATAATTTGGTTGTGCGCTTGTCCAGCTTTTCGGTTTTAGTTGAGTCTTCGCCTTTCTTCAACGATATTGACGGCTCTTTTGAAAACGCCAAAATCTTAAAGGTTTCGGTTAATGTCCTGAACAAGTTCAAATTGACAAGAACTTGCTCTATGTCGTCCCAGTTTTTGCCGTATCTGCTGGCCATTTTGGTCCATACTTCTTTGAATACTTCTATGAATTTGCCGTCATATAATTGGCGGCCTTCGACATAATTTTTTTGTCGTTCTTTAAAAGTTGCATTGTCGGGAATCCATTTTTTTCCGACACTTAAAAAATCTAAGTTTGTAAACATTCAGCCCCCTTTATCGCCGTTTTATATGCTTGAACCGCGAACCATAGTTCACTTCGTAATAAACCAGCCCGTATCGCATAGCGTCCATAAGGTCGTCATATTCCTTTATCGGCTTGTCAATATCAGTACTTAATTTGATTATATCATCCTTGTTCGGGTAGCGATAAGTCTGAAGCTCCTCTATGGTGTGAACACAGCGGTCTGACAGAATGACGCGGTCAAAGTTTATTAATTCCCGCACGATTCCGATTGAATCAATGACGTCGGGTTTGTCTGAATAGATTGTCCATTCTTGGGCCATTTTGACGTTCTGTTCGGGGCGGGCGTTGTCGCAGTTCCCGAATCGGAAGTATTTCTTGAACTCAAGCTGCTTCGCTTTAATCCAGCGCTTGGCGTTGACGTGGTCGAAGTGTGATTCCTTCAATTCGTCGATTTGATAATATGTGCCGCCAGTTGTTACGCAGTAGAGCGCGATTGCTGTCGGGTGTTCCCAGCCCCAGTCAAGCCCGAAGAAGAAATCAGCGAACGAATGGCCGCGTGCGTCTTCATTGGCCTCCAGCCATTTTAGCAAGGTGGAATGGCTGACGACGTGCTTCGTTTTGTTAAAGGTTGAATACACAAGGCCGTCGGCGGCAATCCAGCGGCCCATTATATAGCGCTCGTAGAATGTTCCCTTCCATTGGCGACATATAAAATCTATGTACTCTTTGCTAAGCGTAGGGTTGTCGGTTAGCAAGAAGGTCCAAACTTCAACGTCTTCATTGACGTCGGGCTTCACAAAATCTTTATAGACCCAATGCGTCGGGCTGTCGGGGTTTGTTGTGCAGAATATCTTTGACCCTTCGACCGAACAGCGGCCCAATAATTCCTTGAAAAATGTTTGATTGACGAACGTCAATTCGTCGACGTAAGCGCCCGATAACGTAACGCCGCGCAAATACTTGACTGAGCCTTTGTCCTTTGACCCTATGACCTTGCAAGTGAACCAGTCCTTGTCATTTGGCCCGAATTTTACGTTGAGATAACCACTAGATTGATTGTATTTGTATTTTATATTGAAACAGTCGAAATATAAGAACATATCCGACAAAATATTCTGATAGATTGTGTCTTTTGACACGCCGACAATGGCTTTCAGGCCCTTCGGTTTTGAAGCGCAGTAATTCATCCACTTAGGAATCATTGCCGTTGTTTTGCCGCCTCTGATTGACCCCGACATGACCACAATCCGACGGTGGGCTTCCAGCGGATAATACGAAAACTCTAGCCCCGCTTGACCGAATCCCGCCCAGCTGAATGTTCCTTCGGGATTGTCAGCGAATCCATAGCCGATATTTTCAACGGCCCGTTCTTCGCCTTTTATCCAATCCGAAATCTTGACCACGTTGTTGCGATAGTTCCGATACACGGGCGCATTCAGGGCCAAGTTTTGGGGTGGGGTTGAATATGCTAAAGCCACGGACTAGGCCCCAGCTTCGTCAGCAGCGCCGCCACTGAGCAGCAATTTTGTGATTGCCGCTTGATTCGCCGCCATAACATCCAAAGTAAGCGCCCCGTTGACCGTATTGTCGACTTCAACCTTGTCGCGCCATTTCTTATTCTGTCTGTTGCGAAGCCATAAAGAAGCCGCCGCAGTGTCGGGCGCATAATGCTCTGTGTATTCTTGACTATCCGTGATTTGTCCTTCAAAAGTCGCAAATTTTACAGCCTTATGGCTGTAGCCGCAGGCCCTTTTATACAATGCTTCGGCCACTTTCCCGTCAGCGTCGTCTTTTCCCTTTTTCATGGAGTCGGAAAACTTCTTATATTTCTTCTTCCATTCGTGAAAAGTATCAATGTGAACTTCTAAAATTTCGGCCATTTCTTTGTCGGTACAGCCCAATAAGGCCAGCCTATAGACTTGCCTGTTCATTTTGGTTTCATACTTTG